TACTTGTCTCCGTTCATACGTTTTAGTGTATTCCAGTTAATACTTGCTCTAACATGTCCGGGCATATTTGCCTTTCCTTGTTTTTCTTCTAGCCTTCTATAGTGTCCAACTTTATTAGCACGTTTGGGAGAGCCTTTCTCCCAACCGGGACGTTCTTTAAAGTCTCGCCTAAATTCTGTAATACGTTCTAGTACTTGCTCCTGTGGAATATCTGTAAGCACCATTAGTAATAGCTCACTTAAAAACTGTTGCATGAATACTGGCGTATCGGATCTTCGTAAGTCTAAGCCCATTGCTTTTACTTTACCTGGCTTACCGTCTACGTCACTTCTAAAGCCTTCAATATCATATACTAGTGCCGCATAACGTTTTTTAGTAATATAAAGTCCGCTTTCTGCTACAATTTCTCTACCTGCGGCAATAACATCTGATCTGCTTTTAGGACAATGAAATGCAGTTAACATAAACTTTTCAAATGTTGTATTTGCTTCTTCTGCAACTTGGTCGTATAGGGTAATAACGTTATCTTTTGACCAAGGAATATTACCAGCCTCGATATCTTTTTTAAGTGTAGGATAAGCACTAAAATAAACAGAATCTGTATCACCATATATAACTGCTTGGCCTACATGATCATATGTTCCTGTTATTACCTTGTTTACCTCAGCACTCATATGCTTAACAATAGTCCTGCCAGACAATGTTGTTGACTGACCAATACGTTTATCAAAGAATCTACAACCAGGATTAAGTATAGCACCATATAAACTGTTTAAGTTAATCTTTTTAACAAGTTGTCTTTTGTCCCAATATTCAGTTTCTATTGCATTGCCGGCATCTTTTGCTTTTTTAAGTTGGGCTTGTAACTCTTTACGTTCTGCATACCAACGTGCAAGGATTCCAGGTATAACACCTTCAAACTCAGTTGTAAAAATAGTTCCATTAGAACTAAGCATCCAAGGCATGTTGCTGTCAAATACTAGCTTGTAGATTTCAGCACCACTCATTACTTGACTTTCTTGGTTTTCAAAGTCAACTGTAATGGCAATGTCTTTTCTCTTTGCCATGACTGCTTCGTATTCTTCTGAGCCGAACTTTCCTTCCCATGCTCCTGCAAAAGACTTCTTTTGCAGTACCATTGCATCATGTAGCATTGCTTCTGTATGCTCAGCACGTAGTTGTCCAACAATAGTTTCTGGAGCCATATTCAATGCACGAATTACACTAGGATACAGACTGTTTAAGTCCATTGACCCAATCCATTTATGCAAACCTTTTTTAGGAAATGCTACATAGGCACCTGCGGCCGCAGTATTTTCGTCATCACGTTTTGGTCTGTTAGGAACTTGTAGTCCTCTATGATGAGCTTCGTTGATAATTGCTTGTTCTGTAACTGCTACTGCACCCATAGTGGTTTGAAGCAAAACAGTATTTGCATGTGCTAGTTCGTTACTTAGATCAATAAATCTTAGTTTTTTGTCCAGCTTGTCCAGTAATGCGGTATCTTGTATGTTGTATTCAATGAACTTTCTAAAGTCATTGTTGTACAGTTGATCCAAAGTTCCTTCATACGGAACCTTATTCTCTCCAACTTCGAGCTCGCCAATTGCATCAAGTCTATAAGTGTGTCTTTCTTCATATGTATATTTACGATATAATTCTAAACTATCTAAATGTACCCTGCCTACTAGGTCATAGGTTACAGCTGATTTGCCGTACTTTTCATATTCACGTTTTTTAGGAAGTTGTTTCCATAAGCAAAATCTTCTTGTGTCATCTTTGCTTAGTACCCTACTAGTTCTATTTACTGTATAAGGTATATCATAACCTTCACTGTTCCAGCCTGATAATATATCAGCATCTTCGATTAATGTTAAGAAAGTGTCGATCATTTCACCTTCTTTTTCAAACAACATTACATTTTCAATGCCTTCAAGTTCTTTCTTTGCTTGATCCATTGTAAGTGTTTTAGGAGGAACGGCTAAACATATCATTGTTTCCATCCACTGTAAGTAAACACTTATACTTGTAATTGGCATAAACGGATCTGCAGGATCAGCAAATCCTCGTTCTGGGTCATAATCTGTCTCAATGTCAAAAAATGCAATGTTTAGTTTAGGTGCATCTTGATTGAGATAGTTTTCGCTTAGACATTGGAATATAGGATTTATGTCGCTTTCAAAAAGTTCTTTGCCTTTGTTGATAGCAACTTCTTTACGAAAGTCCTTTGTGTTTTTAGAAACAATCCTCGTTAAAGGATCACCATATATACTTTTATGTTTACCTTTTAGATCTTTGTAATAGAATGTATATTTTACGGGATATTCGTGAAATCTTCGTTTGCCGTCTACTCTTTCGACGACCTTTATTATATCTTGATCACGGTCAAAGACCGCATCTACGTAACTCATTTTCTCTCCTCGTTGCTTATGGCCAACGTACCTTCTACATGCCCGCCAATCGGCCTAGGGCGTTTGTTGTATTTAACTACTTGTCTTTACCAACGGTAGCAACAAGAACTTCTAAATCTTCAAATTCATCTGCAACTCTACTCCAGTCGCCTTTTTGTGCAACTTTTATAGCTTTGTTAATCAATGCAGGTTTGATCTCTAACTCTTCTGCAATTGATTTTACTGTGTCTCTTAAACCTTCTTGTAGGTCTTCTACTTCTTGTAAAACATTGACACCTTCGTTTACAAGTCTTTCAAGTTTTGCCTTTTCTTCTGCACCGTATACACGACTGCTCATATTGATCTCCTAATGTTTAACTAAGTATACTATAAGTTTGCCTGTTTGTCAAGCATTTTTTTATATGCTTCTTCAAAACCATCCAAAGTGCCGTTAAATTCTACACTTTCCCCTTGTAACCTGCACCACATTCGTTTGAAATAGCCGTTGTAACAACTGTAAATGGTATCCATAGATGAATTCAAATGACCCTTTACAATCCAGAACATTTGACAAGCCTCCTTATGTGAGGGGTTGTCCTCGCCGTCCGCCATTTATTTGAAATTTCTAAGTGAGTGGTATAATTGGTCCTTAACAGACTCTTCTTTTGGTTGTTCTTTGGGCCTTTGCCCTTTTAGTATTCTATTCATAGATACTAAACTACTTCTAAATCTAGGTTCAGTAAGTAGCTTTGTTATTAATCCTACATAAGGACTGAGTGCATTTCTTTCATTTGGAGTTAATGTTTCTCCTGCTACTGCTTTTTGTAAGCCTCTAGCTACTAGTATATTTGGGTCATCGGAATCTAAGTCTGATTTAAGTGCTGAAATAGCGGCCGACAATCTATTGGTATCAATGTCATCTTCGCCTACAAGTTTGTCTTTCAAAGGATGTGGTTGTGAACCGTTTTTACTTGGTGTAGAAGTTTTTGGTGTTGGATCTTTGCCTTTTGCCTGTCCAGGAGAGCCCATCTTTTGCTTTTCATTTACACCTGCTAGTGTTCGTATTTCATCAAATATACTCATAATAATATTTAGTCCCTCAATGCGGCGTAGCCTTTGTCCTTGGCAATTTCAATAGCTCTTCTTGCGTCTAATGGTTTAATTTTAGGAAATTTTTTCTTCAACATTTTAAGAAGTACTCTTTCAGGATAAATGTTTACCTTAGGCACAATATAAGGAAGATATTCGGTCTTCATTTCCTTGCCCGACCAATCCATCCATTTGGGCCAACCCCATCCTTCTGTAATTTGGTGTGCTAACATATTACTTACAATGTTTACAACTGCAACCTGTACAAACATCATTTGCACAGTCTAAACATTCTTCACCGCAATGATGGTCATGTCCACATTTCTCGCACTTGCATTCCATAGTCCTCTCCTAAATTATGTTATTTTTTTTGTTCTTTTTTATAACGTGCTAAAAACTGCTTGTGTTTCGCATGGCTCTCTGCCGCATCTGGGCTTTTCTTATAAATTTTTAGCCAACCCTTATATTCTAAGTCATCTTTGGAACTGCTCTCTTTTACTTTTCCATATGTTTTACAAGGGTCTTGGCCACAACCACAGTTCTTTTTCTTTTCAACAAGTTTGTTGTTTAGCTTTTCTGATAGTACATTTTTGTATGGCGTAGGTGCTTTTGCATGGTACTTAGATTCAGCAAATTTCATTTCATAATCTAAGTTGTGGAAAACAGAAGATATGTAATCAGCGGCTTTAGTAATTTTACTTTGTTGCCAACCTTGTAGTCCTTCTGCTTCTGAAATATTTTTTAGCATATTATGGAGTTTAATAGAATATTTTGCAAGTTTGTATAAGTCTGATCTAGCCATATCAACTTCGTGATCTTTTTCGACCATATCAGCCATCATTGCCATATTCGAACCTTCTTCTACCGAATCTTTAATTTTAACACAGTTATCAACTGTCTTGCCACCTTTTTTCTTAGTGCCCATACGTTTATAGCCCTTCCAACAAACCTTGCCATCTACACCTTTTTGTTTTTCTTCGTCTAGTGTAGTGTAACTAGGGTTACCACAATCTGGGCATAATTCGCTTTCAAAATGTTTTAATCTCATAACATGCTCCTGTTATAGTATTTATGTCTAACCGGCATGCATTGCCGCCATGTGAGCCTTATACTTTTTAGTTCCTTTTTTATGTGGACTTTTACCTTCTACCTTCTTTTTCTTTTTCTTGCCCATACGTGATACAACACCTGGACCACCATTAGCAAAACCGTTACCTCCGCCCATACTAGTTGCTATTGCACTTGAACTTGTGGTTTCTAATATGTAATCGCCTTCTTTATGCTGTTTTACGTCTTTCATTTTTGACATTACTTTTTGTGCATCTTCTTTGTGTCCTGCATCTTTACATGCTTTTTTTATTGCACCTAGACCTGCGGCTCCGCCTTCTTTCTTGAGTGTTTTACGTATGCAATCCTCGATTGATCCTTTAGATTTGCTTTCTACTATTTCATATACTTTCATTTCTTTCTCCCAGATTTCATATTTGCACACCAATGATACATTTTAGCTTTTTCACCTGATGCATTTTTTGCCTTTTTACGTAGACTAGTAACACTACCGTTGCAACTAGCACCTGAACGTTTTACACGTCCTGGTCTGCTTTTACCCTTTTTTTTACCGTCTGCAAAGTTTTCTACGATTGCTTTTATTTTCCATGGCAACCTAGCAACTTCAACTTCCTTTATATTTAACATTTTAAGAGCATCTAGTCTATGATGCCCATTAATTATTTTATTGTCACAGTCTACTACAATATGATTGTATTTACCAGCTGTCAATCTGTCAACCTGTCTTTTAAAGTTTTCCATAATACGTTCTTGTTGCACAGGGATAAGATCTTTTACTTGTACTTTTTCTATTGTATGTTTAATATTTTGTAAATTTTTATTTTTTATTTGTGGAAGTTGGTCTCTTGTATAAGATTCCTTCTTTTGTTGATTCATTGCTATTGCGTAAATAGCACCTTCTGGATCCATTCCTTTTTCTTTAGCCCATTTTGCTATATTTTTTTTTGCTTTGGGTTTACTTTTTAGTTTGTCAGCTTTTTTATGGGCTGACTTAATATCCGACTTGCTCATATCTTCTTTCATTAGTGTTTTTAAATTTCTAGCTGTTCTTTCAAACTTATGATCTTTATGTTTAAAGCCCATACCACCAGCGGCTTCCCATTTTCCTATGTTTATTCCGTAGTCGTCAATTAGTATGTTAGGAGTGCCATCAGATTGAGATGCGTACTTGGCTTTATCAAATGTAATAATAATATTCTTAGGTGGAAAGAATGATAAGTGTTTTTCAATCCATTGTCTTTTATGTGGTTCTGAATTAGGATCATCTGGCAACGGACTGCTTAAAATGTTGTACGATCCTTTGATGTCTTTGATTAGAGATAGTAGGTTTTTTGCATTACTTGTCACTGGCAAATTTAGCCAAAAATCTTCTGTATCTCTTATCTTTTGCAAGGCTGGTTTTATGTCTTTTATGTTTCTCCAATCCTTACCAACAAGTTTTTTCCAGTCTCCAAAAAAATCTGCTAATACACCGTCCATGTCAACATAGATCTCACTTTGTGCATTTATGTCTTCTTTTACTTGTTCTTTTTCTTTTTTTCTATTCTTAGATATCTGATGTGCAAAATATCCTCCTGCACTACCACCTATTAAATATCTAAGGAAATCTACAACTACTTCAGGACTCACACCAGGTGGCATTCTTCTAAGGAATTCTGTCATTATTTCCTTAGCTTTTTTTGCTCCTTTTTTCTTAGCTAATAGTGTAAAAGCCGCGACTATGATTGGCCAAACTTGTATTGCTTCTGTAACTTGTACTGATTCTGCAAGTCCTAAGTTATAGAGAACATTAGTGCTTTTACCTTTTACTTTTTTACTTAATGTAGGAGGTCTTCCGTCTTTGTCTACAGTATTACCAAACTTTTTTGCTTGTCTTGGGATTTCATTAGTACCCACATCAACTGTTGTGTTAACACCCTTTACTATTCTGCCGTCTTCGTATAATTCACCTACTTTCATTTCTTCCTGCCTCTAAATTGAACAGGTCCAGTCATGTAGGGTTTAGAAAACCATAGCTTAAACCAGTCAGCATCTCCAGGCTTAACTCCTAGTTTCTTTTCTTTACGTTTTAATTCTGCGGCTGTTTCAGAGGGGTTTTCGTCTATCTTGTATTCAGTAAATCCTTTGAACTCATTTACACCTGCAAGACGTTTTAGTTCTTCAATACTAGAATACATTAGACTACCCCTTTACACCTACATCTGGATTAACTGCCCTTGGTGCTTGAGGTGCTCTTTGTTTTGCTATTCTAGCATTTTGATCTTGATTAGTTTTGTCTAATGACGCCCACCATTCCTTAGCACCTGCGATTGCCTGATTAGCAGGAATACTACGTCCGTTTTTAAGGAATTTTACATCAGCAATAGCCATTAGTTGTTTTAATCTTTCTGAGTGATTTACATTAGGCATAGGTCTGCCCATTTGGCTTTGCCGTGTATATGCTAAGTATTTGTCTATAGACTTTTGCATTCTTTCTTTGCCGTATTTTTGTAATTTTGCTGGATTAGATTTTAAAACTATTGTTACATCATTAAAAGGATCAAACATTGCATTTTTAACTGTTACCCCCGACTTGTCTTTATTTACTGAGAAGCCGCCAGCTCCTACTCCAATATTACCGGAGTCTGCTATTTTGTTGCCCTTCATATCATACGTTGCACTTTGGTCTACGTTTGCCTCTCCATTATCAGTTTTAACACTAGTTACAAAATTTAATTTAATTTTTCTTTGCACATAGTCATATGTATATTCCAATCCTTTGATAGCTGGTGTTTTCCACATTGTCATTCTTCCATCGACAAATGTGTACTTACCTCCGCCATTGCTTACATGTACTTTATTGTCATCATATTTGTCTTGTACATAGGTTGTTCCATCATCTGCAGTATATCCAGTTCTGTTAACTGGTATAGTTGCATCTGGTGCCTTAGGTGGATTTTGTGGCTTAAGAACCTTTATTTTATCCGGTAAAGTATCTCCAACTGCTTCGTTTTTTTGACCCTGACCAAAAACTTTCTTGCGTCTTTTAAAATCCTTTTTTACTTTGTCCACAACATCTTTAACTATATTTTCACCAATAGCATCGACACCCATTAAACCTTGTAGTTTTTTAAACATTTCTTCTGCAAAAGGTAATGCAGATTTTGTAACACCTAACTTGAATGCTTCTATATCATTATCCATTACAGTTTGTCGTAATTTACTTGCACTCATACCCGTGGCATCTTCTGCATCTGGATCTCTAGTTAACCGCACTAGTTTTAAAGTATCAAAATTGTAATCGTGTTGATCCATTTTTTTACCATTGTATGATTGAAGTACATTGCCCATTTTAGGCTCACCTTCTAGATATATTAGATCAGTGTAACCCATTTTATATAATCTATCAGCCGCCAAAAAAGGACTCTTAGCAAGTCCTACAGCAATGCCGTTAAAACTTTTTTGTGCCCATGCTAATTTTTCTTCGGAACTTAATGGATCTGTAGGAAGTTTAGATGCTCTATCACTTAAAAACAAAAAAGGATCTGCATTCTGTCTTTTAATTTCTTCTATTAATAGTTCATGTCCAGAGGTGGCAGGATTTAAACGACCAAATGCAAACGCCGCAGTTTTTTTTGGTGCTTCAAATAACTGCCTTAATCTCATGTATATTCACCATTGTTAATTTGTTCTATCTCTTCAGAGTAGATTTTATCGTACAATGCTTGTCTATGATCCTGTTTAAAAACTTCATCTGGCATTTTAGCAACATTATATTTTTTGCAGTAAGAGTTAATGCCATTGTCTACTAATGGCATAACAATCATTTTAGGATCAAAAACTTTTCTACCTTTAGTAAGTTCTGCAATTTTACACATTGCTGGATAATACTGTTTTCTGTAAAAGTCTCTATCATTTTTCATATGTACGTGTGTATCGTCTATAACATCAAAATTAAATTGTTGTTCTAAACCTGCTAGTTCAACTATTCTGTATAAATCTTTCATATCTTTACCATCTCTCAAATCATTTTTTCTTTTTGGATCATATTGGTCACCGTCCCATTTACCACTTTTTGTGTTATATTTGATGTTACCTTTGCTATCCATTACGCCTCCCGGATGTACCATTTCTTTTGACTTTGCAATTTTACCATCTGTGCCTCTATAAGAGTCGTACTCAGCTTCTAATTTTTTGTACTCGGGAGAATCCGTATATTCAAAGCCATCTGTCTTGTCACCAAGTGCGTCCATTTGATCTCTTATTTTTTTCTTCTCTGCACGTAGTTTTTGAGTTTCTTTTGTTGCTCTCATAACTTTTGCAAATCTTGTAGTGCTTCCCCCACCTGAGGTGCTTGTTGTATTGCTAGATCCACCTGTTGTTGTAACATTGCTTGTGCTTGTACTGGTAGACGATGATGTGGTTTTGACATCTGCACCACCTTTTTTCATAGCCGCGATTTTGTCTTTGCTTTTTTGCATTGCAGAGTCCATATCGTCGTCATCATCGCCGTCTAGCATTCTATCAAAGTCGTCTTTTCCATCAGCATCGCGTTTTGTGTTTGTAAACTTGTCTTGCTTTGCCTGCATTGCATCAGCTTCGTCTTTATCTATTTCAACTTCTTTGCCTGTTTTAGGGTCAGTTTTGTAATATTTTGTTGTACTTTTTTTATTTTTACCTGAGTATCTTCCTTCAGGTTTTTCAGGCAACCCTGTAACACCTGCTTTAACTAGTTGTTGTTTTATTCTATTGGTGTTCATTAACCTTGCAAAATATCTGTTGCCTTTTACTGCATCTATCAACGCCTGTAGTTCTTGTAATTCAGGTTGACTCAGTGCTTCGTGTAATAATTTTCCTAGCATACTTTGAAAGTCAATACCTGCAGTTACAGAACTAGAATCTACTTTTTTCAATAAAGCATTTATACGTTTACTAACATCGTTTCGCGACATTTGTTTACCATTAATATTAAAAGTATCGTCCTTGGTTGATGCTTTAGTAGTTGCTGTCTTTGTGCCATCTGGGTCTTGTTGTGCTGGTGTTGCTCCTGTAGTAGCTGGTGCTGTTTTATCAGGAGGTGATACTTTAGGTGCTTTATCTTTAGGATCAGGTGTTGCTGTCTTTGTGCCATCTGGGTCTTGTTGTGCTGTTGTGGTTCCTGTTGTATCTGATGCTGTTGGAGTGCCTCCAGGTGCAGTAGTTTGTGTTTGTGCATCAGGTGATACTGGTGCTGTTTGTTGTCCTGTAGTTGTGTCCTGTCCTGCAGGTGTTGCTCCTGTCGTAGCAGGTGCTGTTTTATCCTGAGGAGATACTTTAGGTGTTTTATCCTGGGGGTTTTGTTGTACTGGAGCTGGTGTTGTAGTTGCACCGGGCGATACTTTATCTTTTGGATTAGGTGCTGGTGCAGTTGTTTGGTTTGCCTGTGTAGTATTTGCCTGAGCGTCAGCCGGTCCGTCAACACCTTGAGTTGTATTTCCTGATGGCTGAGCTGGTTGTGCTGGAGCCGTCGGAGCAGGTTCTTGTGCGGGTTCTTTTTGTACACCTGCACTTTGCATAGCCTTCAATGTTCCTGGGCCTGCATCTCCGTCTACTGCTATTCCTTGTTTTTGTTGAAAAGCTCTAACTGCATTGGCAGTACCTTTTCCGTAAATTCCATCTTCGCCTCCGGCATTAAAGCCGTTAGCATTTAACCATTTTTGTAATTCTACAACTTCAGGCAGTTTGTTAGCACCATACCCGCTTTTTTTCCAAAGGCTTTGTGTAGTGTCTACATTAAGTTCTAAAAGGATTTCTGCCCAAGCTACCATTTTCTACAACTCCAGTAACGAGCCTTATGACGCGGTCCTGGATTAGCACAGTTATGTCTTGCTCTAAAGGAACGTCTACGTGCCGGATTAGACTTTTTAATTTTCACGCCTTTTTGCCCAAAGTTAACTTTAACTACATTACCTTTTGGATTCTTTACATAGACTTTAAATTTCTTAACATCTCCAGCCATTGGCTTACCAAGTTTGACTTTACGTCCTTGGTATTCTGCTTCGTCAATAACATCATCTTCGTTAAACCACATAACACCATATTCTGCAAAAAAATCATCGTCATCATCAAATGTAACTTCGTCTAATTCTTCTGCTTCGTCTGTTGATACTTCTATATCAAAATCTTCGTATCCTTCAGCAAAAAGGTACTTACTTAACCTTTCAGCATATTCGTCTGATTCTTCGTTAGTTAGTTGTCTAGCTAAAGGTATTTCTAAAACTCTAGCACCCTGTTCTGATTCTAAAACAGTTAGATTTGGAAAAATAGATTCATCTAGGTTTTCGTTTAAATTATCATCTTTTTCAAATACTATTCTTACAAAATGTTCCATTGCTTCGTCCTTAATGATTTAAAACAACACCATTTACAGTTCCGTCTGTATAGGTTACTACTATTCTTATCCACACATAATTACCTGTAACGTTACGTATTGCACTTGTAGTCTGTGTAGATAAAGTGTTAGTATCTACAGTAAACCAGTCTGCTTCTGCTGGTGTTGTCGCAAGTGTGCCTTGTATTAGTATTGTTCCACTGAATCCATCAAGATTATATTGTATACTATGTAAACCATCAGATCGTCCATAGTATCCATCACCTTTTAGTTTATCAGATGTATTCGTCACTGACGTGCTGTCACCCGGATGGGTGAAACTAGTGTTGTTTGTTGAGCTTATTACAAAATTAAATGTTTCACTGTTTGCTGGCATACAATTATTTATCTATATTTTGCCTGCTTACCAATTTGTCTATTCTTGCAAAACTAGTGCCAGCAATCAAATTACACAACATCAGAGTTGAATCATTTTTAGCATACATATATCGTCCAGCAACATAGCCGTTTTTCTTTATTTCATCATTAGTAGCAGGAGTAATTTTAACTTTATTTTTATTTCTCTCACACCAGTCACCAAATGAAGCTGGAAGAGGATTATTCCCAAATGTAATCTTATATTCATATGGAAAATCACCATTAACAATCATAGTTTTGTGATTATCCATTAAAAATTGTGCTAGTTTTGGATCTGGCTCATAAAACTCTGTAATAGATGTAATTTTTTTAGCTATACTTTTAAGCCAAGGTTTGTCATTAGAATAAACTTTAACAACATTACCTTCACATCTTAACATATACTCATTTGTATACCTAAAACATTCATTAAAAAAAGTTCTTACATCAGTAAACTCGTCTTGTTTTATTTGCTTCTCTTTCATAGTCTTTTTAATCCATAGAGGAAGACCAGATTCGTGAGAACGTTGTAAGTCATCTATAATAGACTTCGCATACCTAAAGTTTTTATTTCTAAAGATACTAGCTATAGGATTTCTAAATGACATTCCATAAAGATATTTGTTGT